GGCTGGGCGATGGGCGGCTACCCGAACTACTGGACCATCTGTGCGGCGAACGGTGTCGGCGGAACCTACTGGCCGAACGTGATCCGGCAGTGGAACTGGGCCGGCCACGAGCTGGTGCTGAACGTGGCGAACCGCTGCGACGGGTACTCGATCACGAACCGGTTCACCTTCGAGTACCTGAACAGCAGTACCGAGTCGTGCGGGAAGATCACCAACTCGCACAAGACTTGGTCGCCGGCGCGCGGCAAGTACATCTGGGATCAGAACCCGATCCTGTGGGTGAACATCAACGCCAAGTGCACGACGAACTCGATCTCGTACGACCACCAGATCCAGGAGTACGTCGGCTGGCTGCTCGGGCTTGCGCCCGACCCGCACGACTGCAACTGCGTGATGGGCAACACCGTCCAGGATCGCAACACCGTCAGGTACACGGTGCTCGGCGACGTGAACGACATGGACGTCATCTACCGGCATTAAGGCGCCTGTACTGCCACGTCCTCAGCCCTGACGAGTGAGAAGTAGGGACGCGATGCGGCGGGTTGGGGGCTCATCTCCCAATTCCCCGAGAGCCAGCCGGGTACTGCCCCGCCGCTGCGCCTAGGCCGGAGAGTGTACGCCGGATCTCCGGCTACCCCAGTATGTGCGCGATCTGAGGAGGTCGCCGTGGAAGTTGGTGGCCGAGAAATCCGCGCTGGCTACGAGTGGGAAGCGCACCGCAAGAGCGCGCCCAGCTGGCTGAAGTCGTACCTGCGGGTGCCGGCCGATGCGAGTCCGCCGCTGGTGATGTCCCCTGTGCACCCGGAGGCTGTCGGGTCCTACGGCCCGATGGCCATCCGGTGGATCAAGACGCAGGTCAACATCGACCTGCGCTGGTGGCAGAAACTGGCCGTCGTCCGGCAGCTGGAGCACCGTCAAGACGGGTCGCTCTGCTGGGACAGCGTGGTCGAGTCGGCCAGCCGGCGCGTCGGGAAGTCAGTCCGTCTGCGCTCGATGGCGCTGTGGCGGCTCGACCAGGCCCCGAAGATGTTCGAGGAACCGCAGCTGGCGATCCACACTGGCAAGGATCTCGCGATCGTCCGTGAAATTCAGCGCGGCGCCTGGCGCTGGGCCGAGCAGCGCGGCTGGCGCGTCGTCCGGGCGATCGGGCGCGAATCGATCGAGACGGTCGACGAGCAGATGCTGGACCATCGCTGGCTGGCCCGCGGGTCGGACTCGGTCTACGGGTACGACGTGACGCTGGGCATGGTCGACGAAGGCTGGGACGTTTCCCCGTCCGTCGTCACCGAGGGTATGGAGCCCGCGGCGATGGAGCGGATCTCCCCGCAGATCGTGGTCACCTCGACCGCGCACCGCAAGGCCACCTCGCTGATGCGAGGCAGGATCACCGATGCGATCGCGGCCGATTCGGCGCTGCTGCTGCTGTGGGCCGCTCCCGATGGCAGCGACGTTGGTGACCCGGTGACCTGGAAGGCGGCCTCTGCGCACTGGTCGCCGGCGCGGCTGAAACTGATGCAGCGCAAGTACGAGAAGGCGCTGCGCGGCGAGACCGACCAGGAGCTCGACGACCCCGACCCGATCGCCGGCTTCGAGTCGCAGTACCTGAACCGCTGGCAGCTGAAGATCGGTGCCGGCGGGGCGCTGCCGAACTGGGCGAACCTGGTCACGATGCGGGTGCCGCCGGTGCCCGAGGCGCTGGGGATCGCATCCGACCCGTCCGGGTCGTGGTTCTCGCTCGGCGCCTACGCGGACGGATTCGTCGCCCCGGTCGAGCGGGCGCGCGCCGAGATCGGCCGCAGCCTGTTCGTGGCCCGGGTCGCGGAGTACTCCAAGAAGTACGACGTCCAGGTGGCGGTCGCCACCAAGGGCATGGCCGGCCCCCTGATCGAGGATCTCGAAGACGCCGGCGTCCAGGTGGTGCCGACGACGTTCGAGGACCATGTCCAGGCGTCCGCGGATTTCGCCGACGCCGTCGACACGGCCATGATCGCGCACGCCGGCTCGCCCGAGCTCGACGCCGCGGTGCTCACTTCCCGATGGCGGAAGGTGGCCGACCGGCGCGCGCTCGATGTCCGGGTCGGCGACGTCTCGATGCTCGAGGCAGTCGCGCTGGCCGCCTGGCTCGGCCGGGCCACCTATGACCCGCTGGAATCGGTCGCCGGGACCGGAGATTGGCAGCCCGACGAGCCGGCCGGCGAGACGTACGACGTGCAAGATTCCATCGCTTGATCCTTCTCCGCACCGGCAGGCAGCCCGCCACCGGGAACGAGAGGGCTGCACTTACCACGGAGGCAGGTAGTCGCCACCTCATGAGCTCTCCTAGGGGCTCTCAGCAATGAACATTGTCGACGCACTCCGGGATCTGGTTGTCGGCCGACCGGAGCCTCGAGCGGAGGAGCAGCGCGCGATCACCGACCTGCCGTTCAACTACGGAGGCAGTCGGTACGAGTACGGCATGGACCAGGAGCGGGCGCTGACGCTCGCTCCGGTGTTCGCTGCGATTCGGCACATCACCGACCTCGCGTCCACGCTTCCGTTGAAGGCGTACCGCAACAACGGTGACTTCCGGGAGCCGATGCCGCATCTGCCGAAGCTGTTCGCGGACCTCGAGCGAGACGGAAAGCTGGTCGCCTGGCTGTGCCAGGCGGTCGCCTCACTGGTCATCCGCGGAAACTCCGTCGGGATGATCATTTCGCGGGACGGCTTCGGGTATCCGACGCAGGTTGCCTGGCTGCCCATGAGTCGGGTCGGCGTGCGGGAAGGTCCGGTGCCGGTCTGGTACGTGGATGGCCGCGTCGTGTCGACGTCCGACATCGTGCACATTCCGTGGATTCAGCTTCCAGGCTGCACGCTCGGCTTGTCGCCGATCGAGTACTACCGGGTCACGATCGGCGCCGGCCTCGACACCTGGCAGTACGGCGCCGACTGGTTCAAGTCGGGCGGCATTCCGCCCGGCAAGTTCAAGAACACCCAGAAGACGATCACGCCCGACGCAGCCCGCACGATCCGGCAGCGGCTGGTCGAGTCGATCCGCGGTCACGAGCCGCTGGTGTACGGGTCGGACTGGGATTACGAGCCGATCGCGATCCCGCCCGAGCAGGCGCAGTTCATCGAGACACAGAAGATGACCGCGAACCAGATCGCAGCCCTGTACGGACTGAACGCCGTCGAGATCGGCGGCGAGCCACCGAACGGGCTCACCTACAGCAACGAGGCGCGACGCGCTATGCAGCGGCTGTCCAACTTGCAGCCGTACCTGACGCGATTCGAGCGTGCGTTCGCCTCGTGGCTTCCGGAGCGGCAGTACGTGAAATTCAACGGGGACGCGATCGTGCGAGCCGATATCGAAACCCGGTGGGAGGTCTACACGAAGGCGCGTCTCATCGGCGCTTACAACGTCGACGAGATCCGCGCGTTCGAGGATCAGCCACCTTTGCCCGACGGTCAGGGACAGGACTACACACCCCTCAAGTCCACAGGGCAGCAGCAGCCCGGCTCGTCGACTGGCGGCTCGGCAGCTATGCCCGAGGATCAGTCCGCCGCGCGGGCGGCTGACCTCACCCCGGAGGCCCGGGTAATTGATCTTCTGGGCCGTCAGCATCTCTAAATTTGGGAGCAGTCATGGCAGAAACCACCGTGAGCGCGACTGAGCGCCGGTTCACCGCGGTTCCGGTGGAACTCCGGGCTCAGAACGAACTGATGAAGATCGGCGGCTACGCCGCGGTGTTCAACCGGTTCAGCCAGAACCTTGGCGGCTTCGTCGAGGTCGTCAACCAGTCGTTCTTCAACAAGTCCCGCGGGGATGGCTGGCCGGACGTGATGGCCCGGTACAACCACGACGACAACATGCTGCTCGGGACTACCGGCGGGCAGACGCTGCGGCTGAAGCTCGACGAGACCGGCCTCGATTACGAGGTCGATCTGCCGCAGTCGCGTTCGGACATCGGTGAGCTCGTGGGCCGCGGCGACGTGCGCAAGTCGTCGTTCGCGTTCCGCACGTACGACGACGAGTGGACCGTGACCGACCAGGGGTACCCGTTGCGGACCCTGGTGTCCGGTCAGCTGATCGACGTGGCGCCGGTGAACACTCCGGCCTACCTGGACAGCACCGCCGGCCTTCGATCGCTGGCGGACAAGGTTCAGTGCGACGTCGAGGAGATTCGCTCGGCCGCTGCCGAGGACAACCTCCGGAAGTTCTTGGTGCGGACCGACAAGAAGATCCAGCCCAAGAAGAAGACCACTCTCGCTGCGCAGGCCCGGATGGACATCCTGGCGCGCAAGCAGGACCCCTGGAGCTAGCTAGCACTCCAGGCAGAGCCCTCGAAGCCCGGCAGGCCGAAAGCCACCGGGCGAGAGGGCTGTTCCACGGCCGGCGCGCAGCCGCAATGCGCGCACCTCTGAGGCAGGTAGCCGACCACCTCGCTCATTTCCCAACTACCCCACAGAAAGAGGGGACTCGCATGAGCGAGATGGTCAAGCAGCTGCGCGACCGCCGGCAGAACGTCTGGGAGCAGGCGAAGACGCTGGCCGACAAGGCTGCAGACGAGAACCGGGCCTTTTCCGGCGAGGAAGAGAACACCTGGCAGTCCCTGAACGCCGAGCTCGACGCTCTCGATGCGCGGATCAAGTCCGTCATCGAGGGTGAGCAGCGTGCGAAGGACATCGAGGACAGCTTCAGCAAGCTGTCCGGCAAGCCGAAGGATGCGGGCGCCCCGCAGGGGCAGAGCAAGACTCAGGAGGAGCTCCGGGCCTGGGCGCGCGGCGAGGGTGGGCGCGTCTTCGAGGTGAAGCCGACCGGTCCGGTCGACTTCCGTGCTCTGTCCAAGCTGTCCGGCGCTGCCGGCGGCGACACCGTTCCGACCTCGTTCTACGACCGCCTGATGGCGCACCTGATCGAGAACTCGGCGATGCTGCAGGCCGGCCCGACCGTGCTCAACACGTCGTCCGGTGAGAACATCGAGGTGCCGAAGACGCTGACGCACTCGACCGCGACTGTGCCGACTGCTGAGGCCGGTGCGATCAGTCCGTCGGAGCCGACGTTCGACAAGATCGTCCTGGGGGCGTACAAGTACGGCATCCTGATGCAGGTTTCCAGCGAGCTCGTCACCGACTCCGGTGTCGACCTGGAGGGTTACCTGTCGATGCAGGCCGGCCGTGCGATCGGCAACGCTCTCGGGCAGGATCTGGTCACCGGCACCGGCACCAACGAGCCCCGCGGCGTCACTATCGATTCGACGCTGGGTGTCACTGGCGGTGCCGGTGTGGCCGGTGCGTTCACCGCGGACAACCTGATCGACCTGCACTACTCGGTCATCGCGCCGTACCGCTCGTCGAGCTCCTGCCGGTGGCTGCTGCGCGATGCGTCGCTCGCGGCGATCCGGAAGCTGAAGGACTCGCAGGGCCAGTACCTGTTCCAGCCGAGCCTGGTGGCCGGTACGCCGGACACTCTGCTCGGCAAGCCGATCGTCACCGACCCGAACGTGGCGGCGGTCGCCCTGGCTGCCAAGAGCGTCCTGTTCGGCGACTTCAGCCAGTACTTCGTGCGCCTGGCTGGCGGCGTTCGGTTCGAGCGTTCGGACGACTACGCCTTCGGCAACGACCTCGTGTCGTTCCGCGCCCTCGTGCGCGGTGACGGCGCGCTGGTCGACCTGACCGGTGCCGTGAAGCACTTCATCGGCAACGCGGCCTAGTAACTCCAGGGGGCGAGGCCGACACCTCGCCCCCTGGATCAACCCCCCGAGGAGAGCACCTCATGCCCGCTGCCAAGACTGGTTACGAAGTGGTCTCGGACGACCTCTCTGTTGCATCTTCTCCCGTGACCTTGACGGCGCCGACGGGAACGGCGATCGCGCACTTCTTTGCCGTCCGCAACGACAAGCTCGCGAGTCTTAATAGTGACTATCAGGCCGCACCATCCTTTGATGGGAGCGGCAACGTGGTGTCCGTCGTGTTCACGCGGATCGATTCCGCCACGATGCCTGTTCATATCGTCTGCGTAGGTCTGTGATGGCGAACGCGATCGCAATCGCTACCGGCACAGGTGACACTCAGGGCGCGACCGGTCCGGCGACCCTCGTCGGCTATTCGATCCGAGAGTCCTCCGGCACTCCTGCCGTCGCCACGGTCCTACTGCGCAACGGCACTTCGGCCGCAGGTCCGGTCGTCGCAATCATCGAGCTCGTCGCCAATGCGTCCGCATCAGCGACGCTCCCGGCGATCGATTGCCCTGCAGGGGTTTTCGTCGACCGCGCGGCAGGCGAGACCGAGCTCGTTCTTTACGTCCAGTAGGAGCTAGATATGCCTGCACCGACCATTTTCAACGCGGCGACGGGGCAGTTGGTCCACGCTGCCGCGATCACCAACCCGACGGGCGGCACGCCCGACGCCGAAGCCCGTACGGCCACGAACGCGATCCTTGCCGTACTGCGCAACCAGGCTGTCATCGCCGGCGCCGCCTCGCAGAACTTGGGGCAGACGTTCAACGGTGCCACGAGTCAGATCGTGCAGGCCGCAGCGATCGCCACCCCCTCCGGCGGTGGCACTCAGGACGTGAACGTGCGGGCCGCGATCGACGCGATTCGCGTTGTCCTGCAGAACGCCGGCTTGATCGCCGGTGCGACGACCACGCTCGGCGCTCACTCGTTCGACGAGGACACCTACAACACCACTACCGGTGCCGCGATCGCGACCGTGTCCGGCGGCGCGGTGGTCGATGCCCAGTGCCGTACGGCCGTGAACGCCGCCCTGGTGGCGATGCGCCTGTGCGGCCTGATCGCTGCCGACTAGGAGAAGCATGAAGATCCGCATGAAGGGGACGATTTCCGGCACCCGCAACGGTCAGCCGTGGCCGGCGCGCGGCGTCGTCGCTGAATTTCCCGACGACGAGGGCGCAGACCTGTGTCGCGCTGGCATTGCCGAGCCGGTGAAGTCCGAGCCGGCCGTCGAGAAGGCGGTCAAGGCCGCACCCGAGCCGGAGCCCGAGAAGGCGACTCCGCTCACCACCGAGAATGCCGAGCCGGTGAAGCGGGGTCCTGGTCGGCCGCGCAAGAACACCTGACATGTCTTGCGCGCGGGGTTGCTGTGAGACCCAGGCCGAGCATTACCGCTCACTGCGGGTCTCCTCGTCTGATCGCAGCCACCTGACCAAGGTCACCACTGAGAAGGACGGTGACCTTGCAGTGCAGGTCACCGAACACTGGCACGACCGTCAGGACGTGCTTGTCAAGCCGCCGACGGTCGCGGCCAAGAGTCAAACGAATCAGGAGTGACCTGAAATGGCTTTCTCTTCCAGTGGGATCTACGTCCACACGATCCAGGAGGCTCTGCGCGCGACGGCGATCACCGGTACCGGTGGACTCGACTTCCGCCTGGCGACCTGGAGGATTGCCCTGCACAGCAATTCGCTGACGCAGGGCTCTGGCATCCTCGATTACTCGGCTGCCGACACTACGTGGGCCAACACCAACGAGGTGTCCGGGACCGGCTGGGCCGCGGGCGGCGTCCTGCTGTCTGCTGCCGCCGCTGGCGCCACGTCCACGGCGCCGACGCTCGCGGAGGGCACAGCGGGCTCGCTGCGCTACGACATGGGTGACGTCAGTGTCGCGAACACGACGCTGACCACTGCTCGCGGCTGCATCATCTACGCCGACAACATCACCGCGCCGGCCGACCTGGC